TCAAATTGATTAAACACTGCGCTATAACTTCCACGAATATCAGTAGCAACAGTATTGTTGGAAATATCTTGTGATGTTCTGATAGAATCGACCTTTGTTTTCAATGCGGTATCGTATAGAGTATCGTCATAATAAGTTGTTCCAGCGGCAGATGCCATTGTGAATACCGTTCCAAGACCACCTTCCACGACAACATCGATGTCATAGATTTCATCATTTTTAACACTTTCCAAAGCACGATTGATTTTATCTGGAATGCTTCCAAGGGTTTTTTGTTTAATCACTGTTGGGCTGTATGCACCAAGAGGATATAGAGCATCAGCTTTTACTGCCAATTTATTAGTAATTTCATCCAATTGTTGTTGAAATGCTCCGAACTTGTTGGTAGCAGATAAACTACCACCAGCGGATAATTTGCTAACTTCGTTGTAGAAATTATCAGTAAACACTCTGATTTTCTTCTGAGGATTACCTGAAACATCCAACGAAGATTCTCTAAATTTGTTGGAAATGTATGGGTTTACCATGATTTCCACATTACGAGCATTGGTATCTTGACTTTCCAAGAAGAAAGGAACAGATGGACCGCCTGTAGGATTGAGTTGGGTGCGGAATGTATCAATCGAACCAACAATTCTGTCATCCAACACGAAATCCAATTTGAAGGATTCTGTGGCATAGATACTCTTACGAAGTTTGAATACACCAACGTTCAGAAGGTCATCATCTTCTCTACCATCGATGTTGTAATCTGTAAGATTCTCCATGATTTGAGAGATGCTATTCGAAGCTCCTGTTGCAGTAGAAGACAGATTGAATTGCAGAGTGCCATTTGGAATCTGAGTATATGTGGTATGGTAAGCAGAAGTCAAGCTAGTGGTATATGCACGAGTAACAGCATTGAATGGGGAAGATGGATCGATGTTAGTATTGTCGCAAATACCAACATAGTAACCTTCAAATTGGCTATTGATAGTCGTTTGTGCTTTATCGAGAACGATAACACCAGCACCACCTAGCAATGTCAAGGAGTTGAGTCCTGCTCTAGTCGCAGCAGTTGCACTCCAATCAAATAGAGTTCCTTCCATTGCTTGAGCATATTGAGCTTCCGTTAAAGTGAATTGGATAGGGCTACCCAAGATGTAAGAAGCAGCAGAAAGATCCAAATTATTTGTAACCGATGCCGACAAATTGGCGATAGTGGATAAAGATGCAGCCGAAAGAGTCGAGCTACTCAAATTATTAATAACCGTGGATGAAACCGTATCAGGTTTAACAGCAATTACTGGATAAACCAGTGCAGTGTGTTGTGTGCCAAATCCATCACCAGAACCACTACCATAAGGAATGCGGAAAGTGTAGATATTGGCAGGAGAATTCAAAAGTTCTCTTACAGTATAATAAAAATATCTTTCAGCACTATTCGTTGGTGTGCCGTAAATCGAATCCAATTCGTCTCTAGTAGTGATTTTGATCACTTCATCCGATGGTCCTTGTGGGGTGAAGCCAGTCACGAAAACGTTAGTACCAACATTTGTTGGTGCGATAAGACTCAAATCTCTTTCGAAAATCTCTACCCCCGCTGAATTTATTGTTCTTTGCATACTATTACTTAGTAATTTCCGTTACAAATTTTAATTTTAACATTGTTCCTATTGGATAGTCATGTCTAGCTGAAGGATTTATACGTTTCACGATCTTTTCACCAAAATCTTTCAAAATTTTTAAATTGGTATAATCCATTTTAACCTTTTTATAAAATTCTCTTTCATTTAAACAATGTATATCATATGGTTCTTTGTTATTATTTTCATATATAGTAATTACGAAAGGTTTATCGGGATTTGCTAACTTTCTATAACCATAACGTTCTTCCACAGTTTTACCTTTAAACGGGTATGGATTTTTATTTTTAATACCTTTTCTCCACCCATGTCCATGTTTTTCAACATAATTATAAACTTGTTTGCGGAGTCTTTCTTTAAACACGGCAGGATTGTTATATATCTCTTCCGCTGTTTTACCTTTTCTATGATCGACCCATCCTGGTGTATATTCTGCTCTTTTTTTACCCTTATGTTTGAAGGGTACCATACCACCTTTAGCTTGATTCTTAAAATTATAATATGCATCGTTACTCTCAACATTATAGAATTTCAACCATTTTGTTTCCAAGTCGTACAATTCGTGTCTATCATCTCCATAATAATAATCCAAAACCAACATTTTGAATGTATGGGGTCTTTTTTTAATGGAATCATTTAGCCATTTACTACCAGATTTATAATTATCGAAAATACTACCTTTATGTGAGCCAATATAAAACATATCTCGTTCCATATCACACCACATATAAACATACCCAAAATAGGTTGTTTGTTCATTAATTTCGACACCATGGGTCGGCATATCATTATTTAGCAAATACCGAACAAAAATTTCCTATTTAAGAAAGAGTCTGATTATATCTATCACATCCCAGTAAATTGATGTGCATTTGTGAGAAAACAAAAGTAAATCCGCTTTCTATTTCCATATCTCCGTCAGAATTTTGGGAAAATTCTAAGGAATCTACGCTGGTTATGAATGCCTTAGTATATTTAAATTGAATTACTTTATTATCATATTCATCCAAACCATACATCGTTATATCTGTTTGATAATCAGAGAAATTACCATCAACTACAATCCCCTTTGCATTAAATTGCCCTGTTTCTTGATCATGTTGCAGATTTAACCATTGATAAATCGCCCAATAATTATTATAACCAGAATCTACCTTAAATTTAACATTTACAGGAGGATATGGATCTTTGGAGTGAGATGACACATAAAGAGTATCACCAGCATATCTAGTCGCAATCGCTTTGATTGTTAAACCTGGAACCATTGTCCCATAGATGCTGAATTGCACACTATCAGGAATGATCGTGTCATTATTTCTCGTGTAATTCGATTGAATTTTCTTGAGAATTGGGGGCAAATCGAAAACGAGAAGGAATTTGTCTTTTCTGCTGCGATTCAGGAAATTTTGGACTACTGGTAACGGTGTTGACATCTATATTATTTAATAGAAAAACCGTTCAAGTAACATCAAATTCTTTTGGAATAATCACGTTCGCTGTTCGTTCTTCAAACATCGGTGCAATATCCTTTGGCTTATGTCCAGCCAATCCACAACCAATCTGTGTGACAAGAAATGTCTTATCGGGATTATCCTTAGCAAATTTTAGAAAAATATCCACATGGTTTTTGATTTCTACTAAAGACATTCTAGATAAATTGTAACCTTTGGTGGGGAGAGCATAACATCTACCAGTCAATCCTTCTCCAACTCCATATTCCGCGCCAAATTTCTTATGTGCTATTTTAGCTGCTCCGAGTCCGTGCCTTCCCGATTTATTCGATCCGAAGACCATGTAATCGTTATCACTCAATTCTGTAATATTATCTGGCGTATATCTCATATAATGATAATATCATAATGGTATTAAATTTCAACCAAAATATTTATTCATAGCATCCCATTGTTCATAAGAAATATTCCTATCAGGATTAGAATTGATGGAACCTTCAGGTAAGAACCATCCCTGTGCTTCTAAATCTGCAATGTCACTAGCTGCCATGGAACCTTCCCCACCAAAAAGCATTGGTGCTAAGTTGGAATGTTCAATTTTAGCAACTTCTTCGTTGGTGTATATGGATGTGGATGATTTGTATTTGAATAGTCCTTGATCAATGGGTTTGATCACCAATGGTTTGTCACAGTCATCATATTCGTCAATTTCAAAATACAATTCTGTGATATCTTTATAAAGAGCCATCAATGCCCACACAAATGCCATAACTCTATCATCGTGTTCCCCACTTTTTGCTTTCCAAGATCCATTGGGGTAACGCACAAAATTCTTAAATTCTTTCAGAGTATCTATATTACGAAATGTTACTGATTGTGCTTCATTGACGAAATATCTTTGGTTCTCCACCGCTTTGTATTTGGTGTTGATATGGGAAATCATACCATTTTGTTTGTTCTTATGAGCTTCTTTTGCACCCCAAGATACCAGATTTTGATACATGTGAGTGTTTGCAAGAGTATCACAAACACCTGTTCCTTGGTTATTACGCTCAATTAATAATAGAGGATTTCCCCAATTTCCACAAACATCTACCACTTCATTGGTAAATTCCGATGGTCCTTTTTTATTTGTCCAATATTCCGCAACTTGAATGATTTGCTTTGGATTTGTCACATCTAGAACTTGCAATACAGATGCATCTATACCAACACCTTCAGAAACGTCTCCACCAATCACATAGATTTTTTCAGAATCGTATTCTTCCCATATTTTATAAGCACCTTCTTTTAGAACATGGATCGGTTGTTTGCATTCATTCCTAAGTCTATCAAATAGGGATTCATCAATCGATTGTTGACTATTATCAAGGAAAACATTTCCAAATTCCTGCATGAAAGCTTCATATGATCCCAGAGCTTTAATTTGTTGTAATTTCCAAGCTTCATCTCTTCCAGGTATTTCATCCCACTCAATTTTATGAGGTGTAAATCCATTTTCACCCTTTTCAGCTTCAGTGTAAAGCTTGTGGAAAAGATTTCCAACTTGATTGGGTGTGGATGCTGCAATGATCTTGGATGTTCGGGAACGAGAAATTGTAGGGTAAACAGATTTCCAAAATTCATCAACAACATGTTCCTCCAAGAATGCCAACTCGTCCAAAATGAGCAGATTCAAAGCAGTTCCACGGATCGCTGATCCCGTTGTAGTTGAGATGCTGATACGACTACCATTATCAAATGCACATCCTGTTTTACCATATTCCTCAACTCCTGGCTTTAACCAATTTGGTAACTCCTCATAAGCCAAACGAATTCTTCGGAATATCTCAATCGCAGTGGATTCTTTGTTTGCTACAATAATAGTGTTTCTATATGGTTTGAAACATGCTTCATGGAGAGCAGCAATGGTCATCATCGTCGTATTGTGTGAAAGTATGCCATTAGTGTAAATTCTATGGTCTATGCTATCCACGGTAGCATCATACATATGTTCGACCCTATCTGTCTTGATAAGAGATTGAATCATTTCCAATCCATTTTCAGTCCAGATCATATCTCCTACTTTTAAATTTTTACAAAAAGTTTCTTCGTAATCATCATTCTTGAAAAGGGTGTGATCATCGGCACACTCCAATTCAAAATTTTCGGTTGTCACCACCCACACATCATATGGAACTGTTTTATGAAAATGTGATAGATCATGCCACCCAGAATCAGTCCAGATTTCATAATCCTCAATATTATATGTCTCTATTAATTTACCCATTTTCAATAAAATCCAAACATCTGTTTATAACTTCCTCTTTATTACTTACAAAATCCGCCTCTTTTATATGCAATATTTTACAATTGAGGGTTTTGATGATTTGTTTTTCTCGCTCCTCTTCTCTGGATTTGTTACCCTTTCCTTTAATGCCGTGCCAGTAAGTTCCATCAAATTCTATACATTTATTAATATCTTTTATATAAAAATCCAATTTTCGATGGGTTTTACCAACATTTACTAAAAATTCATGATTTTTTCTACTATCATCTCTATTTTTAGAGGGATCAAGTGTCGCAAAAAATATATTATTATAATTATCTTTAATTTTATCGTAAATACCCCAAAATAATTCTTGTGATATTTTAGAATATGTCATTTTTTGAAATGACTTTATCCATTTTTTCGTAATATCAGCCCTAAATTGTTCCGCTTCCTCTTTACTACAATTTTTTCGCTGCATTATAGCATCCACAGAATTAATCACTCTCCTATCTAAAACCATCTGTTTGGATGTTTCCTCATCATATCCCTTTTTAATCCAGTATGGAACCTGTGATGGAAGTCTGTCACCTTCCAAAAATATTTTACTCGTTTTATCTGCTGCTATTTTTTTACGATTAGTGTGTTTATTATACCACAACACATTACATTCAGAATTGTAACAAAAATTGGTATATCCCACTTCAATATTTTCAAATTTGGTGGGCGTATCACACCATTTACATCGTCCATCCCCTTCTTTCATATAATATTTTTTATAATAATCCTCTAGTTCTATACCCAAAGATTTTATATGTCTGGATAGATTTCTCAATTTAGAAAATTTATTACCATCTTCTAAAGATACATATTTAAAATTATCTCTATTTTTTAGGGATTTTTCTTTAGATTGGTTATAGTGAAGTATGCAACACGATTTATATCTAATAAATTCATATTCTACTTGATTGTCACAATCTGGTAAGATACACTTAGAAACAGGTTTAAAATATTTTTCAAATATGTGTTTTTTATCCGCGTTTAAATCCGTTCCTTTACCCAATCCTTTAGAACAATCGTGCCAAGAAGCATAAAACATGTTATAATCTTCAACATATATTAAATCTTCATATACATGCTTTTTGGTTTCCTCTATATCACTCCCATACTTTAAAAATAATTTATGGATGACTCTACTGTGGTATCTACCGTAACCTTGTTTATTGTTTATGGGTAAACCAGTTACTATGCAAAATTCAGCTTTCTTTTTCTTCATATTAATATTTAGTCAAACCGCTTACTTTTTTGACTAAGCATTAACACGTTCATAAAACGATAATGCGTCGATTTCTTCTATCTCACCTGTTTTTTTATTTCTAACTTTTATCATAGTATTTTCAGAAAAACACTTGGAAGCTTGACGGGGGCTAAGAATTACGTTAAATCGATTATCAAAAACGCCTTTTAAAATTCTTTTTTGGAAATCATAAAGTTGGATATTAACCTTACCAACATCACTATCAGGATCGATTATATAAAAATAATTAGCTGCAAAATGAATAATATCATTCCTACACTTTTCAATTTCAACCACCATCTCTGGTGTATATTCAAACGCTGAATTTGCGCTGGGTAAATTAGTATTACCCATATAATTTTGTTTCTTTTTAGCAGCCATTGGTATTACTTAAAAATAATTGCCATAAACACTCC